TCTCCAAGGCCCTAGGGTTCATCCGTCATTCTCGGGCTTGTCCCGAGAATCCATAGACTCGACGCTTCAGTCCCCAACCGCGCGGTCAAGTTGGCCTCGCTTGAGTATCTGGATCCCCGGGACAGGCCCGGGGATGACGACAGAACTCCTGTCTGTAGGCTCCTGTCGATCCAGACCTACTGCGACCGGGCGATCCTGAGGATCGCTCGGGATCATTAAATTGTCCTTTTACTTCAAGCGCATGGCGGGCGATTTGTCTAACTGGTCAGCAGGGTTAGACATTTCCTGTTCACCGTTTGCCCCGTCGATGGTCGCCATTGCGTCGGCGGCGAGCTGCTTCTGATTGCGGGCGCGGGTGTATCGCTGGACCTCGGCAGAGGTCTTGTGGCCGGTGATCGACTGGATCTGCGCCTCGGTGCATCCGGCGTCGGCCAGACGGGTTGCGGCGGTCTTTCGGAGGCCGTGAGCGGAGCAATGCGGCAGGCCGGCGGCGATGCAGGCGTCCTTGAACCAGTCCCCGAAGGACTTGGCCGTGTAGCCGGTGCCCTTGTTCGTCGCCAGGAACAGCATCTGGTTGCCGGGGACCTTGGCGAGCGATGTGGCCAGGCGGGTGTGGATCGGTATCCAAAGCTCGGCGCCGGTCTTTTGCTGCTTCACGCGGATCAAGCCGCCAGAGACGTGCTGACGGCCCATCTGGCGAACGTCGGCGGATCTCTGCGCGGTATAGGCCAGCAGGTCAGAAGCCAGGCGCTCGCGGGTGCCGATGGCCCAGCGGGTTTCAAACTGGGCCAGCTCGGACTCGGTCCAGGTGTGCCAGCCGTCACTCTTGATCTTGAGGGGCTTGATGCTGGCGGCGGGGTTGTCCAGCCGCAGGTTCCGCAGGACCGCGAACCCCATGAGCATGTGCAACGTCTTGACCATGTTGTTGGCCGAGACCGGCGTGTCCTTGCGCTTGTCCCGCATCTTCATGATGTGGTCGGGCTTGAGGCCGCGAACCTGCTGATCGCCGTAGCCCTTGCGGATTTGCTCGATGCGCTGGCGATAGGAGCGTTGCGTCTCGGTCGAGAACTGCATCCACTCGGCGGACTGGTAGAAGGCCACGGCCAGGGCGTGGATGGTCCCGGCCTGAAGGCGGCGCTCGCCGATCACCAGGACGCCACCAGAACGGGCAGCCTCATAGGCCTCCGCGAACTCCGGGGAGCCGGGGAGACCTGGCAGGTAGACCGAACGGAAGCCCTTCTTGCGGAAACGATACCGCACCTTGCCGTGGCGATCCGTCATCGGCGTGACGTTGTGGAACCCGATTACTTTAAGGCCTCGTCCCATCCTTTGACGGCCTCCTCATCCCCGCCAGCGTCGGCGTCATGGCCCGACACCGGGCTGCTCAGGTGAACCCTGACGGCTCCTCCCGGCAGTAGGTCAATGCAGGCCGGGGCGATCTGGCGGGCGCCGAGCATGTCCAGGAAGCGGGACATCTCGTGCTTGCGGACAACGCGGCTCATGGCTCACCACCATCTTCGTCTTTCCATCGCTTCCGCATTTCGCTGAAAGAGAGGCCCGAGAGGTTTATGTGAATATTACCGGCTAAATATTCTAGCGATATAGTCAGGAATGACCCGAAGGCTGCCCGTGATGCTCCATCTTTCGAGCTTTTGCTAAACGGCAGCGATAGTTTGGGAGGGGCGTACTCGACGTCGTAAAAGCCGCCGACCAAGTGTACATAAAGGTTGTGGCCCTTGAACCTCTTGCTGAGGTCCAGGATATTCAGGTCACATAGTTCCAGGGCAGCGACCTTCTCAGCGAAGGTCGAAACGTCGGGAAAGTTCTCACCTGGCGACAGAATCTCGGACATCGCGAAGAGCGAAAGGTCGGCGGACTTGGTGACCGGAACGCCCCAATCCACCATGTGCCGCATGATCCCGAAAAGCATAAGCTCAGCAGGGGTGAATGTGTGCCAGCCCCCATCGACGGGAGACAGCCCCAGGGTGACAAGCCACCGCCTCAGCGATTTCGGTGTGCTGTCGATAGCCTTGACCGCCTCCGAAAAGCGGAAGGTCTTCTGTTGCGCTAGTTCGCGTGACATCAAATGTACCCCATAGGGGATAGTAGTGACCCCATTTGCCGGGGCGGTCAATAGAATGTGCCCAAGGGGGTATGTTTCTTTGTCTCAAGGCCCGGAGCTCTATCCATCGATAGACACCTGCGTCGCCCCGAACGTGATCCCGCACAGGCTAGCCTCCCAGTCCGAGGTGTCGTTGTCGTCGTCACTGCGCGCCTCAAGGTCGGGGTCGCCGTCCATTTCGTCCAGCAGGGCAATGGCGGCCTCTATGCTGGCTTCCAGCATGGCGCGGGTCGGGCGAGGGGGTGTCCCCATTTTTGGGGAGACGGTAGCCGGGGCGCTCACTTCTCGCCCTCCAGATAGGTGATCATGCCGTCAATCAGGGCGGCGTCGTCTATGGCGGTCAGTTGGCCGTACACGGCGCCGTGGCGAACCACAGTCCTGAGCTTGACCATGAGAGCATCCATGCTGTCGCAGGGCGCGGCGGCTATCTCCAGTTCGATAGGAATCACGGCGTCGCAGTTGGCGTCGGTCTCCTCGTCGCATTGGCCACGGACTTCGGCGGCGGCCATGAGGGCCTGCCACTGGCGCTCCAGCTCGATCAGGCGGGCGGTGTTTTCGGAGACGGCGCTCATGACTCCACCCCGTCCAGGTAGTCGATCACGTCGCGGAGGATGCCTGCGCTGAGGTGGTCGATGTCGCGGCGCAGGAGCAGGTCTTCCAGGACGGCCTCAAGCTTGCCTCTGGCGTCAACCGGGCCAGTGATCGGGGCAGCAGCCAAGCGGTGCCACAGATGGCCGCTTATGGTCGCCAGGGCGTCGCCGGCCTCTTCGCTTTCGATGGCGACCATCGAGGCGTTGGCGAACTCCATCAGCCCCCGGATGCGCCAGACGGTTGCGGGGCGTGCAGGGGCGGGCGCAGGTGTGCTATTGGCGTGTGAAGCCATGACCGTATCTCCATAGGATCGGTTGCGGTTAGGGCCGTTGCGAGGGCTGCTACCCTTGCTTCGGCCTGTCTTTTCTCGTATCGGTTAATCATGATTGACGCAATACCTGATACGAGAAAATCGCGAGGGCGCCCCCGCATCGACGCGACGCAGATTGGTCTCCGTCTTCCGCCCGATCAGCTTGCAAAGCTTGACCGCTGGATCTCCGAGAACGACGCTACGCTGACGCGCCCGGCAGCGATTCGGGTGATCCTTCAGGAGAAGCTGGATGACTGACGCGCCGATGCTCGAACTTTACCAGCTGAAGATGGATCTTGGGGAGTACGAGTACCTCGACTACATGTGCGCCTTAACCAAAGACGAGAACGGAGAGCTCGTGCTCGCCGGGCTTAATCTCGAAGAGTCGATTTGGTACATGACTAGCAATCGACAGTGGCTCCAGGACCGTATGACCGGCCGTCACCGCAGTCGAGATGATCGCGAAAAGTACCTGGAGTTAGCCGAACGTCATCAGATGGCGCGCATACAGCAAGTCATCGCTACCGCATCCGATAGAGCCAGAGATCGCTAGAAGAGGCTTACTAGGCTCAAATCTGAGCCGAGTGTCTCGCTGGCCTGCTGAGAATATGACGACAACTTGTCGCTATTCTTTTTAGGACGTCCAGGGCGGCGGCGGCTTGGTCGGCGTAGGAGCAAGATGACAATTTGTCGTCTTGCTTGCGTTTCCCGCCGTGCGTGCTGACCAGCCCCTTACGCTTAAGGATTTCCTCGCGCCGGACATGGTGATCGGCGCGCTGGGTGTCGTTTCTGGAAACGAGACCCCCGCAGCAAACGGGCTCAAATCTGAGCCGGTCCCCTTACTCGCTCTCGGCCAGTGAGAACTCCAGCCCGATATTCCGCGCCGCATCAATCGACCAGCCCACGCCGACCGGCATGATCCAGCCGGCGGCGATGGGTTCGGCGAACTCGACCAGATCATTATCGTCAGTCCAGCGGCGCAACATCGGCCCGAACTTGATGGTCATCTCGCCGTCGCCGTTCGCGGTGACGTCCTCGGTGCACATGTGGACGAAGGGCTGCCCCTTGTTCACCACCGTGAAGAACTGCCCCTCGCGCACCAGATAGCCGGGCGTGACGCCGTCCACGATCAGCGATGACCCCGCCTGCCCCGCACCCTTTACGCGCGGCGTGCCCTGGCCGTTCGTGTCCAGGTCATACTGGGGCACGCGCATGACGCAGAGGTCGCCTTGGCCCTGAACGAGGCGGCTCAGCCAGACGCGGGCGTCCTCGGGCCTCATCAGCGGCATCTCGACTTCAAATGACCAGCGCGACCCCATGCGGTTGATCCGCTGGGTCGGGCCGGCGATGGTCGGCGTCATGTGATTGGCTGACGATACCATGGAGGGGCGGCAGGCGGCGGGCGCGGGCCAGTCGGGGAGCTGGACGGCCATCAGGCTTCTCTTTCCTCAATCTGGCGGACAAGCGCCACGGCGGCCGACAGTTCAAAGCCTGGTCGGGGCGCGGTCTTCAGGGCCTCATAGGCGGCGCTGGCGGCCTCGGTGATGGCTGTGCGCAGCTCCTTGGAGAATGCGATGCCCGATTTGACCGTCTCCCCCTTTGGCAGCGGCGGCCCCCACACCGTGAGGCCGGCCGGCTTATCGACCAGGGCGCAGCCGCGCAGGTGCATCAGCCCCTCCAATCTCACGTCGAACAAGGTGAGGATCGGGGTGTTCTCGGAGTTTCTTGGGAGGTGAAGCCCGGTGATGGTGATCATGGGTGCGTTCTCCTATGCAAACGCGATTTCATCGATCCAGTCGGATTCGAAGATGCTGGGGCCGGTGTCCGACGACTGGGCGCGTGCGATGGCCATGGCGGCCGCGACGGCGCCGTCGATCTTCTCGGCGGACTTGGCTTTGCTGAACCGGGCGGTGTCGCCCATTGGGCCGGTGTCGATCACGGCGTTGCCAAAGTTCCAGCGCAGGACCGGGTGACCGCCGTGCTGGACCTTGCCTGCCAGCAGGGCGCGCTCGGTTTCCTTTACCGCCGGGGTCATGCTGATCCAGCCCTGACGGAAGTGGACGACGTTTAGGCCCATGTCCTGAAGGCGGGGCACAATGCCGGCGCTCATGGCCGGGTCGATGGCCAGTTCCTGGATCAGGTACTTGGTCGCCATCTCCGCGATGGCTTCCTCGACGAAGGCGTAATCCACGACGTTGCCCGGCGTGGCGGTCAGGTAGCCCTCCGCGGCCCACCGCTGATAGGGGATCTGGTCGCGCTCCTGACGCTTGGCCAGGTTGTCGGCCGGGCAGAAGAAGTGGGGCAGGAGGATGTAGCCGCCTTCCTCGTTCCTGAAGGCGGCCACGACGGCGGTCAGGTCCTGCGTCGAGCTCAGATCGACGCCCAGCCAGCAGGGCTGTCCGAGCAATGCTTCCTCATCGATCGGATCAGCGCCCCGGTCATAGACCTCCATGTCGAGCCAGGGATCGGGCGCCCCGTCGCTCCACATGTTGAGGTAGTAGCGTTTGAAGGCCTCACGCTGGGCCGGGATCTCGGCGGCCTGCCGGGCGCTCTCGCGCATCTCCTCGATGCGGCGGAAGCCAGAGGCCACGGCGGGGTTCACCGCGCGCCACACGTCCTCGTCCAGCCAATCGGCGTCCTTGTCGGCCTCGAAGATGATGGGCAGGAACGTCTCATCGATCACCGAGCCATCGGCGACCTTCTTGGCGTATTCGTATAGCTCCCAGGCCAGCCCCTTCGATCCGCTGCCGGCCGTGGTGATGACGATGGTCAGGGGCTCCTCGCGCTTGCCCATGGAGCCGCGCAGGACGTCCCACATCTCGCGCTTGGGCCAGGCGTGAACCTCGTCGGCGATCAGGCACGAGATCGACATGCCGTGCTTGGTGTAAGCCTCGTGGGATATGGCCCGCATAACCGACCGGGAGCCAGCGTGCTGGATGGTCTTATAGCTGGGCAGTACCTTGGTGCGGGTCTTCAGCTCGCGTTCCTGGGCGATCATCCCGGCGGCGGCGTTGTAGGCGATAGACGCCTGTTCCCGGTCGGAGGCGGCGACGATTACCTGTCCGGCGGCTTCCTTCTCGGGACCGACCAGATGCAGCAGGCCGAGGCCAGAGCAGAGGGTGGTCTTTCCGTTGCCTCTGGGCAGCAGGATGAAGACGGTCCTGACCTTGCGCCGACCGTCCTCGCCCGTGTCGCCATAGATGCGCTGGACGATGCGGCGCTGCCATTTGGCCAGCTTGAACCGCTGCCCTGCCAGCTTGCCTTCGTGGAGCTTCAGCAGCTCGATAAACTTCACCGCCCGCGCCCCCTTGCCGTGGGGATCAGGCAGGGGCGTGTCGTCAGTCCACCAGGTCACCGAACCCCCCTTGGTCGTCTGTCTCGTCGTTGATGGCCGGGCGTGACCGGGAAACGGGCGTCAGGCCCATCTCAGCGGCCAGCTGGCGCTGGATGGTCATGGCGGTGTGCATGACGCGGATGGCGGGATGCGGTCGGGGAACACCCGTGTCGCCTGTAAAAAACGGGCTGGGCAGGGCGGCGAGCGTAGCCTGACAGTCGCGGACTTGGGCGACGGCCAGGCAGTAGCTTTCCAGGCAGCCGAGGTCGGCGTCGGTCAGTATCTTGCGCTCGGTCAGGACCGGCATGACGCGGTCCCATTCCAGGCGGCCAGACGCCGGCAGCCAGCGGGGAGCCTTTGGGGCGCCCGCCAGCGGCTTCGGGTCGGGTTTCAGTCGCGGCTTGTCACCCCTCACGGCCAGGCCCTTTCGCCAGAGCGACAGACCACCGGCGGGCAATCGAAAGCATCTCGTCGGGAGTGCGCTTGATCGTGGCGGCGCGGGTAATGTCCCCACCGTCGATCAGCTTGGTCAGCGCCGGGATCTTTTTGGCGCGTTCCAGAGAGGCGGCGGTATGGGCGTGCCAGCCCGTGAGCCGGAAGCGACGCTGTTCAGCGCGCGCCCGTCCCTCGGCCACCAGCGCATAGAGGCGCGGGGTGGTGGCGAAAAAGTCATCTGGCCAGCCGCCCATCTCACACCATCCGATCAGGAGGGCGTCCCAATCCCAGCCGCCGCCTTCTGAGGGCGCGCCGTGCCCTTGGCTGCCTCCGGGAAGGCCGCAGAGAAGGCCTTGGCGATCAGTTGCGCCGTCTCGGCGGTGCCGACCTGGGTGATGATGTCGCCGGCCTGCTCTTCGGTCAGGTTGTGGTGAGCGATCAGGCCGGCCCAGAAGACGGTGCGCAGCGTGCTGATGCGCATGTTCTGGCCCATCTGGGCGCCGATCTCGGCCACGCCGACGCCAAGACGATCTTCGAGGACGCACAGGGCGTTGATGGTGTAGGCCAGGGTGTAAGCCATGTCGCCGGCGGTGAAGCCGACTTCACCCTTCAGGCTCATGCGGTTCATGGCTTATTCCCCCGCCGCGCGGACAACCGAGCCGGTGACCTTGATCGTCACGGTGGCGGTCATCTTGTCGTCGTTCGGGACCGCCGGCTCATAGCCGGTCAGCAGACCCGAGAAGGACCAGGTGTGGTCGTTCGGGAAGACGATGCGGAACTTTGCTGCAACGCGCGTGGCCTTGGCGGCCAGCAGCAGGCCCTCGCTCGTGGAGCCGGGGACGAAGTTCATCTCGAAGGAGGTTTCGCCGGGATCGGTGAGACCCATGACGAACTCGCGGTCGGGCGAACCCATGTGCGAGGCGTCGATGACGTCCGTCGTCTCGTTGGGCGGGGTGATGTCGTAGACCTCGGCGATGGCCGTGTAGGTCCCCGGCGTCCCGGTCTCGATTTGGAATTGAGCGCCGTTGCCGATGCTTGCGGAAGTTGCCATGGCTTAGATCTCCTGATGCCAGACGGAAATGTCGATACGGGTGCGGTAGAGCGGCGTCGGGTCTTCGCCCTCGAAGCTGTCGCTCTCGCTGTCGATGAAGATGCCCTGAAGGACGACGCCGCCGGTGGCGGTCTGGGCGTGCGGCAGGGCGGGGACGACCGCGCGGGCCAGTCTCTTGGCCTGGCTGTAGGTGCCGCCCCAGATGTCGATCTGGACCGAGCTGCTGACCAGACCGGAACGGCCGCTATTCGTCGCGTCCCGCTGGCCGGTGATCCGGTGCAGGGTGATGGCCGGAAGGACGGCGCCGGGACGGGCAGACCAGTTCACCCGGTCGCCGACAAGCGCCGACACCCCGGCGTTGCCCAGCAGCAGATTGGAGATGGCTTCTTCCACCTTACGCTCCAGTTCTCGCAGCCTTGCGCGCGGCGCGCTTGGCGGCTTTATCGATCTCTTCGCCGAGGATGCCGGCGAGGCTTTCGAGGGCTCCATGCTTCTCCTCCTCCCAGGCCGGCCGCATGAACGGCTGCGGGCCATGGTTGCGGTTTCCGAACTCGGTCTGGGGTCCCTGCGGGTGTCGACCCGGCCCCATGTGGGCCTCGATCTGCGACTGCTTGCGGTTCCGCTTGGGGTTCTTCGTGGTGACGTTGATGCTCTCGGCCAGGTCGCCAGACATGGAGGGCACGCGCCGGCGGGCAGCCTCGGCCATCGGCTCCAAGGCCTGCTTCAGGCCTCGCCGGGCGATGTTGCGCGCGGTCGAGACCTTCAGCTCCGACAGGGCCTTTTCCAGATCCTTCAGGCCTTCGACCTTGACGGTGACGCCCCGGCTCATGCCGCCCTCGCCACGGTGTGCAGTTCCATGTGACGGGCGCGGCCGAGCGGGCGGACCTCATGGATGTTGTGGGTCTGGCCGTCGCAGACGACGCGGTCCTTGGTGGTGATCTCGGGCAGCCAGTGCAGGCGGAAGACAACCCGCTGCTCGTTCTGGATGGCGTCGGCGGACAGGAACTCCCGGCCGCTGGACTGGACGCGCTCAGCCATAGCCGTGGCCACGGTGACGGCTCCGTAGATAGGCGCGTTGAACTCGTCGCGGCCGGTGATGCCGTCGCGCACGATCTCGATGTAGGTGTCCAGCCGGCCGAGCTTCATCCGAACACCCAGGGGCGCAGGTCGCTCAAGAGCGTCTGGGCCTCCTCCGGGACGGTCGCGCCCTCACGCCCCTCGAACAGGGCGGCCAGGGTCATCTTCACCGCCTGCACGAAAATGGGCGGCAGGGGGTCGGGTTGATCCTCGGTGCCGATATAGCGGGAGCAGGCGTCGACGGCGGCGTCCAGCAAGTCCTGCACGAGGGTGTCTTGATGGCCGTCCAGGATGCCCAGATGCTGCTTGGCGCTGGCGAGGGAGATTATGGTGCTCATCAGCGGATCCTCTGTCTGGAATGACGCTGTGCGCTCGCCATGTCCTGACGGGACATCGCGACTGCGCTGGAAGCGGCCTGCATGGCCTGGGGACCGGCGGCGCGCTGGACGGCCACGTCGAAATAGCGGGACTTATCGACGCTGATGATCATGCCGGATTGACCGCCGACATCGCGCTGCTGGCCCTTGGTTGAAATATCGACTCGCTCGCCGGGCGTGGCGCGGAAGGCGACCAGCTTGGAGTCCACCGTGCCGGAACCGCCGACCTCGAAGGATCCGCCGCGCGCGAAGCCGGGGAGGAACTTCATCGCTCCCGACAAAATCGACCCAAGGCCGCCGCCGCCGCCGCCCTGCGATCCGCCCAGGGCGTCGAAGATGGATCGGCCGATACCTTTCAGGGCATCGCTCATCACGTCGCCGAACATCGCCTGCAGAACCCCTTGCCAGTCCCCCCGCAGGGCGGCGTCGATGCCGTATTCAAAGGCGTCGGCGAACTTCTCGCGGCTGTCCGTGATGGTCTGGTTCATGCTGGCCACGGCGTCGTTGATCGCCTTGACGCCGGGCGTGTCGCCGATGTCTTTCAGGGCCGGGATGTCTGGCAGGCTCAGACCGGCAGCATCCAGACCGGCGCTGTCAGCACGATAGCGGGCCTGGAGCCGGCGCTGCATCTCGTCAAACTGCTTCTGATCAATCCCGCCCTTGCGGGGACCGGCGGCCAGTTGGGCGTTGAGTTCCTTGCTGTCGGTGCGGAAGTCGAGATCCAGGCTCTCCCGGTCGGACATCAGGCCCTGCATCGACCGGCGGACCCGCTGCTGCATGTCCTCGAAGGCTTCGGCGGCCGTGCGCGTGGCGCTGACGGCAGGCTTGACCATGTTGTCGTCGAGCTTGGCCATCCACTGGCCGATCTCGGTCACCATGTCAGGGACGTAGGAGTGGCCGACGACCGCATCGTAGAGCTTGAAGAAGGCATCCGAGACGCCTTTCACCTTGTCGATCACCGACTTGAGCACGCCGAACAGCCTGCCCTGGAGCCAGGAGGTGACGCCCTCTACCAGCTTGCGCATCGAGTCGATCACGCCCGGGAAGAGGGTCTCGAAGGCGTTGAGGATGGCGCTGACGGCGGACTTTACGGCCTGCCAGAGATAGCCCCACATGGCGCTGAAGTCGCCGCGCAGGAGAGCCCCCAATGCGCGGAAGACGTTGGTGATGACGTTGATGGCGCCGGTGATCAGGTCGATCGCAGCGCCGAACACCTGAGCGATGCTCTGACCCCAGACCTTCAGGTTGGCCGAACTGGACCCGCTGCCCGATCCGAAGATGGCGCTGAACATCTCACCGATGGCCGAGACCGCGCCTTTGAGGGCGTCGAACAGGGGCATGATCTTCGGCCCCAGCGTCTCCTTCAGGGTGGTGGCGAACTGCATCACCACCGGGATGATGTCGTCCTTGAATGCCAGGAAGGCGAGGACCGCCGCGCCGATGGCCAGGATGACCGGGCCGCTCATGACGGCCGCAACGGCCCCGAACACCGGCAGCAGGGCTCCGACAGCGGTGACCACGCCGCCGAGGCCGACCAGAAGCGGGCCAATGGCGGCCGCGACAGCCGCTCCGATGGCGATGAACTTCTGGGTTTCAGGCGAGAGGTTGGCGAATGCCTTGGTCATCTCCGCGACCTTGGCAATCAGCGGGCCGATGACGTCCCGGACGATGGGCTCGAACGCACCCTCCAGGTCCATCAGGGCCGTCTTCATCGGCTTCCAGATGTCGGCGTTGCCCGCTGCCTCTGCCGCTCCCCCGAACTGGCGTTCCAGCTCGTTGAGCATGATGCCCTGGGCGCCGGCGGCATTGCCGACCGCGACCATGGATTTGATCTGTTCTTTCTGCTGATCGGTGAACTGGATACCGGCGCGGCCAAGAGCTGCCAGTCCCTTGACCGGGTCGTTCAGCGCCTTGCCGATCATCATGGTGGCGCCCTGCAGGTCTCCCTGCATACGGGCCGACAAGTTCAGGGCGGCGAGCTGGGCGCGGTCGAACGCGTCGCCAGCGATGTTGCCGAAGCTCAGCAGGTTGGCCGTCAGCTTGGTCAGGATCTCGTCGTCATCGACGCCGGTCAGGTTCCGCAGGGCTTCAGCCGAGGCCGACAGTTGCTCGGCCGTCTTGCCGCTGGCCCCGCCCATGCTTTCCAACGCGGCCTTGACCTGACCGGCGGCGTGCGCGGCGTCCTGGCTGCCCTGCAAGAGGTGAGCGCCGAGGGCGATGAATGGGGCGGTGATGGCGACCGACATGCCTGCGCCGACTGTGGCGAGGCCTGCGCCGACCTTCTGCATCTTGGCCCCGGCGTCTTTCAGCGCCTTCTGAGCGCCGTCCAGGCCGTCTGTGAACGAGGCCGAGTCCAGCCCAAGGGTGACGCGCAGGGCGCCGACGACAGCATTACCGGCCATGGGCGCGCTCCAGTTTCTGTTTCATCGAGGCGTGACAGGGCGAGGAGGCCATCGGCTGCCAGTTGGACCGGCGCCAGAACAGGCTCATGTCGCCCCGGTGCGGGGTGATGTGATCCACCATGTCGGCCTTGCGACCGCAGCCGCAGGCGCACAGGCGGTTCTCGGGCTTGGCCAGGAAGGCCTTGCTCTCAGTTTCCCATTTCGAGGTGTAGCCGCGCTCGCGAGCGGACGGGCGCCGGGCCTCGTAGGCCTTGGCGCGGGCAGCCGAACAGGCGAGGCAGGACCGCCCCGTCTGCGCTACCCGGCCGCAGCCGCAGATGCTCGGCGCCCGCATAGGCATCAGTCCACCGGGTACTGGGCGGGACGGCCGAAGATGACCTCGGCGGCCAGCGGGGTGCCGGTGCCGTGGGTGCCGCTGAAGTCGCCCTTGAGGCGGATGTAGCGGGCGTCGCCGATGTAGCCGAGCTTGGTCACCTTGGCGGCTGCCTGGGCCGTCTTGAGGGCCAGCACGATGCCGTCGTCAGCCGTCAGGTCAGGACCGACCACCTGGCTGGCGGGGACTGGAGCCCATGCCGTCCCATCGTAGCTGTCCTCCAGAACGAACTCGATCTTGTTCGTGCCGGTGAAGGTGATGCCGCCGACGCCCACATGGATGGCGATGGTGGCCGAGGCATAGCCCAGGCGGTCAATGGTGACCGGCGTGGTGTCAGCGGTGTAGACGCCCGGCACGATAGCCGAGACGATCTTCATGGAGTTGGATTGTTCGCGCATCAGTCTGCTCCTCAGCTCACGGCCATCTTGAGTTTGCGGAAAGCGTCGGGGCGGACGGTGCCAGCGCCGACACGGCGGCGGCCGTGGAAGCGGACCAGACCCTCGGTGACGACGGTGTAGGGGTCGCGCAGGATCGACAGGCCGACACGGTCAGCGATGCGGTAGCCCGAGGCGAAGTCGCCGTAGATGACCGGGGTGGCGTTCGCCTCGATGCCCGGCATGTCGACGGCTTCAATGACGGGACGGCCCAGCAGGGTGGCCGGTTGACCTGCCTGGATGGAGTCCTGCCAGAGGAAGCGGCCGTTGGCGTCCTTGAGCAGGCGGTAGGCGGCGATGGAGGCGCCGTTCAGCATGAAGGAGCCACGGTTCCGATAGGTCGGCGGCAGGTCGTACATCAGCTGGATCAGGGCGTCGGCCGAGACGTTGGCGGCATGGCCGTTCGCCACGGTCGGGATTGCGGCGTCGTTCAGGATGCCGACCGGCTTCTTGATGCCGTCGCCGATCAGGAAGGCCACGCCCTCCAGACGACCGAACTCTTCGGCGAAGTCGCTGGCCAGCTCCGAGGCCAGATCGATGGCGCTGTCTTCCAGCAGCCAGTTGCTGACGTCGATGTATGCAGCCATCTCGTGAACGTCGATGCCGGCCTGCCCGTAGGTGGGTTCCGTCTTCGGGCGTTCCTCGGTCTCGCCGACCCATTTGGCGGTGATTGTGCCAGTGCGCTTCGGCCAGACGATGCGGCCGGCCGTGGTCGGGGTGACGCGGGCGGCGGCGCGGATGGGGCTGATCTCGACCAGCTCCTTCTGAAGCTGGGCCTCGAACTGCTCGGGAGCCAGGAAGCCGCCCTTGCTGTCATCCGAGACGATCAGGGCCTTGCGTTCGTCGGCCTCCAGGGACTCGGTGCCGCCGCGAACAAAGCCCCAGAAGGCCTTCTCTTCGATCTTGGGCTCGTCGTCCTGGCCGCCGGCGCCGGGGCGCTTCAGGGCGGCGATCTCGGCTTTCAGGGCCTTGGTTTCGTCCTGGCCGGGTTTCAGGGCTGCTTCAACGGCAGCCTTCACCTTGTCGTCGACCGACTTGGTCAGCGTCTCCAGGGCGGTTTTGACTTCCAGGTCATCGCCGTCCGGGGCGTCTTTGGTTTCGAGAGGGGCGTGGGTCAGCATGGGTGTGGTCTCCTAGGCGCGCAGGGCGGCAGCAGCCGCGTTGAGCTGAGCCACGATCCGGCGCGCACGGTCGGGGCAGTGGGACTTCACGCGCTCGACGCGCGACAGCGGGTTGGCGGGAATGGCCACCAGACTGATCTCGTGCAGGTCCACGGCCTCCAGCAGGCGGGCTTTGCGCTCGCGATCCTGCCGGGCTCGGGTGGTGCGGTAGCCGATGGACAGGCCGCCCACGGCGCCAGCCTTGGCGAACTCGAAAGCGTCGGCCCCGTCGCGGGTGGCGGTGAGGATCCGGCCCTTCACGCGCAAGCCCTGGCCGTCTTCCTTGATCTCGGTCCAGACGCCGATGGGGCGCTTCTGGTCATGGCCCCAGAGCATCGCCACCGCGCCAGCGCCACGGCCGCCGAGCGACTTGGTGAAGGCTCCAGGCAGGACGATGTCGCCAGCCAGGTCACGGTTGCCGAAGGTCGAAGCGTAGCCTTCGATCTCCCCGGTCTCGCCGATGGCCTTCAGTTCGATGGGAAACAGGCTGTCGGTCATTCGACGGCTCCCGGCTTTTCGGTGTTCATGGGGCGCCGGAACTCTTCACCGCCTGCGTAGGGGGTGCGGTTCTCCATGGCGCGGACCTCGTTGGGGTTCAGGACGCCGTTGGTGATGGCCTTGCTGTAGGCCTCCATCCGCGCAGCCAGGTCGGCCCGCACGATGTCGTCCACGAGGAACTCAGGGAAATAGGTCTGCCGTTCGTCGGCGCTCAGCAGGGACCGGCGGATCGCGCCCTCCCACTGCTTCAGCCAGGGCATCAGGCAGAGGGTCAGGAACTGCTGGCCGAGCTGTTCGGTGTTGCTCCAGGTCGCGCGGCCAAGCTCCTGCAACAGGGGAGGCGGGATGCGGAACGGGCGGGCGATGTCGATCACCTGCTCGCGGCGTAGTTCCATGAACTGGGCATCCACCGACGAGAACTGAAGCTGCTGCCAGGTGGTGCCATCCTCCATGAAGGCGGTGCCGCTCGAACTGTCCGCGCCGTGCGCCTTGTTCCAGGAGGAGGCGGCGCGCTTCATCGCATCGACGCTCAAGCCCTTGGGCAGGGTCAGGACGCCAGAGGGGCGGGCGCCCTTACCGAACAGCTTGGCGGCGTGGCGTTCCATGACCATCATCACGGCGATGGCTTCGCGGGCCGCCGTCAGCGGGGCGACGCCGTCGAGCGGCTTCAGGTGGAAGATGTCGGTGCGGTCATAGGTGCGCTGGCGGCCGTTGCGCTCGCTGACCTTGTAGAGGGGCTCGCGGGTGTAGGGGTCCGTTTCGACCGCGACCGAGGCCGAAGGGATCTGAACCAGCTCCTGGATCTCGCCGCCGACACGTCCGATCCAGGCGAAGGCGCCCTGATCATAGCGGAGGGCCGAGGACATCATGGCCTGGCGGAACTCGTAGGCGCTCGTCCAGTCGTTCGGCTGATCGCCCAGCAGGGTGTGCAGGACGTGGCCCGTTGCGCGCTCTTTGCCGCCGTCAGCCGTGCGCTCGTAGAGGTGCAGGGGAAGCTGGGCGACGGCCTGGGCCAGAACCGCGACGCAGGCGTAGGCCGTGGGGCACTTCATCGCGCTGTCGGGGGTGACCGAGATGCCGGCGATCCCGCGCTGGGCGCCGAAGATTGCCTCCAGCCAGGAGACGGATTCTGCGTCGGTCGCATCGGGGGCGACGGTCGGGGAGGCCTTGACCTCGAAACCCAGCAGCTTGGCGGCGTTCTTGAGCAAGGTAGCCCCAGTGTTTCAATAACTGGGACATCGTAGGGAAATCGACACGTCGCTAAATGGCACTGCTCTATATTGCTCAGGCTTGCTCAGGTTTGCTCATCGATGTGGGTCTGAGAAAAACCGCCAATCCCGTGACTTTTCGTTTTGTCCTCCCCCACCGGTCCTTAGGCAACGGATTGAAGTCTGGACCCGCCCCTCCCTGGTCAGTCCAAGCCGCCCTTGATCACTTGGAAGGGCCGAGGCTGAACTTCACCGTCCTCGGGTTCCTTCATCGGGCAGAGGTTGACCTCGATAAGAACGCCGGCCGACCAGCCAAGCTCGACCAGCTCATGAGCCTTGGCCCTGATCTCATCATGGGCGGTCATGCGGCCTCGTCCTGTGATGCTGCGTCGTTACTGCTCTGGGCCTCACGCTGTAGGGCGAACCAAGCCTTGATCTCCGAGCGTAGCGCCACAAGCTGGCCAGCCATGCGGTAGATGGGGAAGCGGTGCGGGGGGCGAACGCGATGATGAAGGTTGTAGACCTTCTTGACCCTGGTCTCGTCGCCGAAGAGGTGGGCGGCGATCTCGCTGGCGCCATAGAGGCCATCGGGCTGGGCGTACTCGGGGGGTCTCATGCTTCCGTTTTCCGAAGGGTGGGGGTGGGAGGCGCTAACATCGCTCACATCGCTAACAATGGGGCGAGGGACGTTCAT